CGCACGAACCGAAATAGATACTGAAGCTGCTGCGATAGCTTATCAATCTACAAGACAACCTCTTTACCCATCTTTAGGAGATTTTGCAGATGCTATGTACTGGAATAGTAAGGGAGATTCGACTAAACTAGAAGCATATTACGCTGCCTGTGAAAAGGTAAAAACTGACAACCCCAAGCCTAGTTAACTATGACAGCAAAGATTAAACTAAACGCAGCATCAGGTGGTGGGTCAATAAGTATCCAAGCACCTTCATCATCTAGTAATAACAGAGTTATTGCTTTACCAGATATTGCAGATGGAACGTTAGTTACGAGCCAAAGTACACTTGATGCAACAAAACTTTCTGGTAATTTACCAGCAATATCGGGTGCAGCATTAACAGGTATTTCTGCTACGGTGAAACAGATAAAATCAGCAAATTTTACTTCTCAATTTGCATTTTCAAACAACTCATCTTTTACTGCTTCAAACATCACAGTTGACATAACACCAACTTCTGCAAGTTCAAAAATTCTGGTATTTGGCTCTACAAATATTTATAAAAGTGGTGATTCTGCTCAAGTATGCACGACTATTTATAGAGATTCTACAAATTTAGGAGTTTCGCCTTTATATGGTTTTGGAGAATTTACTGTTAGTGCAGGTTCTCTTAATTGGGTCGGTATATATAATGATTCTCCAAATACAACTTCACAAATAACATATACAATTTATACAAGAGTGCAAAGTGGTCATAATGGTGCGCTTGGAGTTAATAATGTTCCTACAAATATAACAGCTATTGAGTATTCAGCATGATTTACACTAAAATAAATGCTTTAACAAGTTTAAAACCAACCGCAGAATGGACTTGGCAAGGTACAGACTATTCTGGATTGAACTGGATTGACAGTTCTACCAAACCAACTGAATCTGAAATTGATGCTGAAGTAACTAGGTTGGCTAACGCAGAAGGTATGAGACTACTAAGACTTGAAAGAAATACAAGATTAACAGCTTGTGATTGGAGAGCTAGTTCTGATTTAACACTTTCTTCGGCTTGGAAAACCTATCGTCAAAGTTTGCGTGATTTACCAGCTAGTGCATCGCCTACACTTGATTCAGATGGTAACTTAGATATGTCATCTGTTACTTTCCCAACTGAACCTAGTTAATTATGTCAGAAATTAAAGTAAATTCGATAAAAGGGGTAGGAGCTAGTACTGCTGCTATTACTGTCGACAATACTGCTGGAACGTGTACTGCCAATCTTACAAACAGAACTAATAAAAATTTAATTCTGAACGGAGCATTTCTTGTGGCTCAACGCGGAACGTCATATACAGGAACAGACCAATACCACACAGTTGATAGATTTCTGACAAGTGTTCAAGGTCTTGATGAAAACTGTACTATGGCACAAGTTGATGTTGCAAGTGGAACTACACCTTATACTTTAGGGTTTAGAAAAGCATTTAAAGTAACAAATGGAAACCAAACAAGTGGTGCTGGTGCTACTGATTTTATACAAATTCAACAAAGAATAGAAGCACAAAATATTGCAAATAGTGGTTGGAATTATACATCTAGTTCAAGTTATATAACTCTTTCTTTTTATGTAAAATCAAGTGTTGCACAAAACTTTTATGGTTATTTAAGAGCAAAAGATGGAACATCACAACTTTATCCTTTTGAAACAGGTTCTTTAAGTGCTGATACTTGGACTAAAATTACAAAAACAATTCCTGGAAATAGTAATTTAACTTTTGATAATGATATTAATGAAGGATTACAACTTAATATCGCCCCTTTTTGGGGTACAGATTATACGGGTTCTGTTAGTCTTAATGCTTGGGCTGCTTATGCTAGTGCTACAAGAACACCTGATAATACTTCAACATGGTACACAACAGATGATGCGACATTTGAAATTACAGGATTGCAATTAGAAGTAGGCAGCGTGGCAACAGATTTTGAGCATAGGTCATTCGGTCAGGAGCTTGCTTTATGTCAGAGATATTACTACATACATTGCGAAGGAGATAATAAAACTGTAACTGAAAATGGTACTCATTACACTAGCTCATATATTTTTGCTAGTTTTGCTGCGCCTATAGCAATGAGAACTGCACCTAGTATTGAAGTAGTAACAGGTTCAAATTATTATGTTACTCATTCTAATTCTCAGCAAACTGCACTCTTTAGTGGTACTGGTATAACTTCTGCATATAGTGGCACAAGCTATCTTTCAATACAAACAACTGAAGGAAGTGGAACACAAGGCCACGCTACAGTATGGCGTACTGCTAATTCAAGTGCTAAAATTGCTTATAGTGCGGAGTTATAAAAATGGCATATCCAACAGACCCAATTTATAAATTAGAAAAAGATATTTTTACTAGTAAAGACTGCTCTGTAAGTAAAATGAATGGCAATATTAAAATTAATATTCCATTTGACGAAGCAAACACCGACTACCAAGAGTACCTTGAGTGGGCTAAGACCAATACAGCCGAAGCTGCTGATTAATTAACCTTATCTTGCATCTGCCTTGTCATTATACCCATAGTGACGTAGAGAGGTGCTAATGCACAGATTCCTGCGAAGGTTATAATAGTTACAGGTACTAATGCTTTTGCAAAGGCTTCTTTCATCATGTTTCAAAAAATAGCTAACATTCTTAGTATAGTTTCCTTCGTATTGGTGTC